CCAGCTGTCATTCAGGATGACGCAGGTCTGCATGGCCTTCCAGGCGACGTGACCACGCTGGGCCAGCGGATCGGAATCCGACGGCTTGGGGTTCACGACCATCGGCGTCAGGGCGAACATGCCCTTCAGCGCGATGATGCCGTAGGCATCGCGGCCCAGGAACAGCACCGGGTACACGTCGGCGTTGGTGCCGGTCGTGGACAGCATGGTGCCCTTGGCGCCGCCAGCGTCGGCGAACGGCTCGAAGATGGTCGAGGACACGTAGCGCACGTCCTCGCACTTGCCGAGCTCGTTCTCCCACGGGGTCATCGTGCCGTACTTCTCGGCCGGCACGAAGCCGGTCAGGCCGCGCACGTCAGCCTCGCAGTCCGGGTGGATCAAGGCAACGAAGCCAGGAGCCACGTTCTCCGTGCCGAAGGACGGCGTGGAGCGCACGATCGAGGTGATGAAGCGCGCGTTCTGGCGCTTCAGGGCACGCACAGCGCGACGCTGCAGCGTGATCGTGATCGCGGTGTTGACCGCGTTGCGCGCAGCACCGTTGGCGTACAGCACGTTGGTGCCAGCCTTCAGCACGCCGAAGCGCATCTTCTCGATCATCTGCGCGGCCTGCTCACCCAGCAGGGCCACCGACTCGTTCAGGGTCGGGTCCTCGTGGGTGTCCAGGATCACGTCGGTGATCGTGACCTTGTCGCCGTACTGGGCGAGGGTCGCGGTCACGTCGGTCACCGCCAGGGTCTGGCCAGCGGGCGTCACGCCTTCGGTCAGGGTCGTGGGAGTGTTCGGCAGCGCGTTGTAGCGGCGGAACTTGATGACCTTGGTGCTGGCCTCGGGCAGAGCCTTGGCCTGGCCGAACTTCTCGAGCACCAGGTAGGGGAGGCCGCGCTTCAGCAGTTCTTTCTCTGCGTAAGCGGCGGTACGGGGCGAAATGTCGCCGTATGCGGTCTGAGCCATTTGAATTTCCTTTCGTTAATGGCAGGTCAAATTCGCTGTTTTCACAGCCATCTCGGAGAGGAGCGTGTGGACTGTCCCGTGTGCCGTATGCAGATACGCAGAACCCTTGCTGGGGCGCCGTAGCGTGTCCCGGGTTCCTCTTCTCATGCGCGACTGGTTTGTCGTGCTCCAGGTGCAGGGTGTTTGATGTCGTGCGCACCCCGCTACGCACGCTGTGAGGCAGATGGCGCCTCTGAGGCAGATGGTCAAGGCATCCGTGTCACCGATGTTCCGAAAGCATCGGCATCACGGATACCCGCGGTGTTCGCGTTTTCGCGAACTCCGAATGTAGGAACCGCCCCTGGGAGCACATGGGCTGGCCGCGGATGAGTGCGGTGCGCAGAGGTGTGGGCGGTGTTGTCAGAAAGCCGGCGCGTACACGAGTGCAGAGGCGCCGGGCGGTGTTGCTGCATAGATGTGGGCAGAAGGCCTGCTTGCGTCACATCTATGTGGCGATCAGAAGTCGTTCCAGGCGTCCTCGTAGCCGGCCGACTTAGGCTGGTCGGGCAGCTTCATGCCAGAGGAGCGCACGCCCTCCGCGGCATCCATCTGCTCCTCGGTGGCCTCGTCGACGATCGACTCGCCGGCAGCAGCCGTGAGCTCCTCGGCCGGGGCCGCGGCGGCGCTCTTCTTGAAGCCGTCGAGCAGCTTGATGATCTGCTTGGCTGAGCCGTTGGCGATGACCTGCATCGCCTGCTCTTTGCCGCCCTCGGGCATCGCCTCGACGTAGGCCTTGAACTCCTCGCTCGAGCCCACGTCCTGGAAGTCGGGGTGCGCGTCAGCGATGGTCTCGAAGTGCGAGCGGGCCTTGGTGTCGACGATGTCGCCGATGATCTCGTCGACGGTCTTGCTGATCTCGCCGAACTTCTCGCTGGCTGCAGCAGTGCCGGCCTCCTTGGCCTTGGCCACCGCGATCGCCTCGATCATCTTGACGAAGTCCTCGCCGAAGTCCTCGGCCAGCTGCTTCATCGCCTGCTGCGGCGTCATGGTGCCGTCTTCGACCTGCTCGGCGATCTGCTCGACCGCGTCGGCCTCAGCCGGAGTGTCGGCAGCATCGGCAGCCTGCTCGATGGCGTTGCTGACGGCGGCCTGCTGCTCCTCAGGCTCGGCAGCACCAGCGGACTTGAGCTTGGCCTCCATCGCCTTGAGCCGGCCTTCCCAGGACTTCAGGCGCTGGACTTCCTTCTCCATGTCGACCATGGGCGGCTTGACCTCAGCGGCATCACCCTCGTCGGACATCATGCCGGCCGGATCCGCAGGCTCGGCAGCGGCAACGGCGGTGTCCTTGGCCATGGCATCACCAGCGGCCTTCTCCATCTCGTCGCCGTCGACCACGATGGCCACGTCGGCGGACTCCATGCCGCGGGGCGAACCCGCATCCTCGGCGGGCATGTCGGCGGGCTTGGGTTCGGCCAGGCCGAAAGCCTCGTCCTCGCTCATCTCCGCAGGGGAGGCGTCGTCTTCGTTGAAGGCGGCGGCGTATTCGTCGCGCTCTTGTTGGGTTGCCATGCTGTCCTTTCGATCGGCTACCAATAGCCGGTCGCCCGGCTCACACTGTCCCGGCGCGGCCGGGGGCTGAGATTCAAACGATCGGCAATGCCTGCTCGCCGCGAATCACGGCGCGCAGCGCCAGGGTCTGCTTCAAGTGCGCCTGCACCCGCACCAGCTCATCGACGGTCACGTCCGCCAGCTGCGCCCGGTAGACGTCGGCCAGGCTCGAGAGCATCTGGTCGACGTGCTTCATGGAGTCGGCACCACGGAACTCAGCCACCGTCGTGGCCGCGCTCTGCAGCGCACGCACAGCGATCAGGCCTTCGTCTTCCATCAGATCGCCGGCGTCTCAATGCCGCCGCGCACGCCAGCCATGCCACTCATGGCTTGGGGGTCGACGTCGGGCACCGTGGGCTGAGGCTGCGCGTCCATCGGCAGGCCAGGCTGGGCCGGACTGGTGTTGCCACGCGGCTCCATGGCAAACTGCTCGTTGCCGCCCATGCGCACCATCGTGCCCTGGGCGGCCTGCACTGGCGGGCCGTTGAGCTGGGCGATCGACGGATCCGGTGTGGCGTCCTGCCAGCCTGCGCTGCGCAGAATCTCGTCGCCGGCCGGCGCGATGGTCGGGTTGCTGGTGGCCACGCCGCCAGCCTGCAGCGCGGCGTAGACCGCCTCGACCCGCTTGTTGACCGCCTCGGCCACGATCATGTCGATGCGCGCCAGGGTCTCGCGGGCCTTGGCGTTGGAGAGCTCGGCGTCGGCCATCATCTTGGCCGCCCGCCCCTTGAGCTCTTCCATGGCGAGCTGGGCCTGCGCCTGGGCGAGCTGCTGCTGCATCTGCACCTGAGGATTGTTCTGCTCCTCGAGCACCTCGTCCTCGGTCTTGACCACATCCCCCAGCTCGTTGGCCTCGGCGCGCATGCGGTTGAGCTGGTCGCGCTTGATGTAGGGCGCGTCGAGATCGTTGGCCGTCATCTGCGCGAACTCGTTCAGCTGGCGCGCCCGCACTTCCTTGGCCACCAGGGAGGCGGTGCCGCGGGCCTTGACGTCGAAGTCGCCCTTGATGCTGTTGTCCTTGTGGAACTGCATGTTCCAGCGGTACAGCGCGGTCAGGAACGGCCGGGTCACGCCCTCGTCCCAGGCGGTGATCAGGTCCTTGATGACGATGTTGGCGGCACCCATCAGCATCGACATGCCGGAGGCGGTGCCGGCAGCGCCCGAGCCCACGTTCTCGCCGCTCATGTAGCGGGGGATCGCGGTCACCTCGTCGGCGTTGTTCTCGAAGCGATCAGCCATGCCGGCCAGATCGGAGAGGCGCGAGGGCAGCTCGATCGAGCGCACCGCCGGCTGGCCTGGCTGCGCAGTGTTGCGGAACCAGATCTTCCAGGGGTACATCTCGTCCATGCGCTCAGTGTTCGACAGCAGGCCAGGCGCCACCTCGAGCATCGGCCCGGCGGTGATCGCGCTGTTGTCGAGCATCATCCGCACCGAGGCGTTGAGCATCGTCTGGTCGTCGCGCATCACGGCGGCCAGGCCCTCGCCAAAGATCGAGGTCTCGTCCTTGTCGAAGTAGTACAGGTGGTACGGCCAGGTCACGCCGTTGATCGGCTGCAGCACCGCCTTGATCACCTCGCCGTTGGGCAGCAGCCAGACGTTGCTGAAGAACGTCTCGTGCATGCGCTCCTCGGGCACCTTGACGCCCACGCTCTTGAGCTTGGCGCCGTCGATGTAGCCCCAGCGCTCGAGGATCTCGTACTGGTTGTTCTTGTTGCCCTGGTTGGCGGTGCGCTCGCCAATGATGCGCAGCTCGTTGTCGTAGTAACGCAGCTTGATCTCGCCGTCCGGGTGCGCCTTCAGGTAGTCGACGATCTTCTGCTTGTTGAAGCTCTTGCGCTGCGCCAGGTCCGCGAGGTCGGCGCGCGTCATGTTGTGCCGCTCGTAGACGTACTTGCACTGCTCGAGCGTCGTGGCGTTCATGTCCGGGTAGAAGCGCCAGATCGGCACGTAGTCCACGAACGGGACCACGTAGCTCTCGGACTTCGGCACCCAGTTGCCGCCCTGCTGCACGAACGTCGTGCGGATCTTGCGCTCGACCAGCGGGCCCTTCATGATGCCCGTGCCGTACAGGTGGCCACTGTGGATCGTCTTGATGCTGACGTCCTTGTAGCGCGCCTCGACCAGCTGGTCCTCGATGACCTTGCTCATGCCCTTGGCCGACTGGCGCACCATCTCGACCAGGAACTTGTCGAGCATCTCGGGCGGCACCGGACGACCTTGGGCCATGGCCTGCAGCTGCTGGGCTGCAGCGGCGCGCATCTCGCGCGACACGCTGGGCACCGGCGTGCTGTCAACTTCCCAGTTCTTCTCAGCGCCCGCCGGGAACAGGAGGTCGGCCACGCGGCTGTCGACGGTCTTGACCTTGACCCGGGTCTTGCGCACGAACGCCTTCGACCGGTTGGGGCCGATGGCCGCCAGGGTCTCGGGGTCATACTTGCCGCGGTACTGGCGCAGGTCCTGCAGCCAGCGCTCCTCGGTCAGGCGCCGATCAAGCTCGGCCCGAGCGAACTCCGCCAGGAGCTCCACACCCAGGGCATCGAGGGCAACCGTCTGCTGCGGGTCATCTCGCAGCTGGTCGACGGCGGCCAGCGCGTATTGAGCCTGATCGGAGGACTGCATCACGCCAGGAACTTGAGCTTGTAGAGCGTCGACGAGACCAGCTCGGTCATGTCGTCGCAGATCTGCTGCAGGAAGGCGTACTCGCCGCACTCGCCGCGCGCCGTGCCGATCACGGCCTTCAGGCCCTCGAGCATCTTGATCGGGTCACGCTCGAGCTTGAAGCTGGAGCCGCCGAACTTGATGAGCTCACCCTCGCAGCCCTGGTAGGACTCGGCGAAGCGATCGGCCAAGCCGGCGATGCCCTCGTAGAACTCGGCCAGGGCGACGTGCTTGGCGTACGCGCCGGGGCCGGAGACGCTCAGGTGCGCAATGTGCGCCGCCGTCCTGGCGTTGAGCAGGGTGAGGATGAACTCGCCGGGGTTCTTCATGCGGACTTCTCCTCGTCCTTCTTGGCCTTGGCGTCCTTGACGTCTTCGGCCTTCTTGGACTTGCCGTCCTCGAGGTCGGCGTAGGCGGTGATGTACTCGGCCTTCTCGGTCGCGGAGACCTTCTTGGCGGCAGCCATCACGGCGTTCTCGGCCGGACTGTCTTCCTCGGCCCAGGCCGCTGCGTATTCGGTGTCTGCCATGTTCGTGTCCTCAGTAGCCGGCCGTGGTCGGCGGCTTGTACGAGCCACCGCTGATGACGGTTTCTCGAGCGCGCGGCGCCACGGGCACCGCAAAGGTCAGGGCCAGAGCGTCGCCGCCGTCAGGGCTGCGGATCTGGCGCTTGGCCATCTTCTTCTTCGACTCCAGCAGCTTCCTGCCGCTGGAGGCGACGTCCGGCTGCGGCGCGGTGATGTCAGCGATCAGCGCCGGATCGTTGGGGATGCGGCAGGGGAAGTCGTGGAACCACTCTTCCATGCGCCACCACATGCCCGCCCGGATGTTCTCGTAGCGCTCCGGGTCGATGTCGCGCTCGGCGTTGTTGATGCCGATCACCGGCACGTTCATCTCGACCAGC